ATTACCAATCAAAGTGTAACAGACTATTTTTCTGGATCATACTCTAACGAGCACATTGAAGAAGCCATTGACATTATCACTGGCACCAAAGACATGCCGTTTGATGTCATGATGGAAGCACATATTTTTTCATGGTTTATCAACACCTTCCATATCAATGGCATCAGCACACTGTTGAGTCGACTGGTGTTCAAGTATCAGGGTGTGCCTTACAGCGAGTTTTATGCAGACCTATTTGAATACGTTCAAGGTCATGAATGGATCCATCGCGAACAAGAAGAAGTTCGCGAGTACTATCGCAGTTGGATGACAAGTGGACGCATCAATCATCCCAAGATTGGCATCGAAATTCACGGATGGAATCTCATACACAGAACTGTGCTGAACATGCATGTGGAAAAACAAAATCACAATATCTTTGACATGTTAGAAAAGTTCATGAGTCGTTATGATTTGCCGCCTGTGTTGCTGGAGAACATCATGCGATTCCAACGCAGGTACCATGTGGCATACGATGCTATGAATACCTATCCTGAGGTGTTAGAATTAGACTACAACATCTGGGAATATCTCAGCTTTGATCACGAACTTGTACATGCGCCAAGAGAATATCAACTGGAGTTTCCAGAAGATAAAACTATGAGTTTTCCACGTTTTCTAGAACTATTTTATTTTGCTAGACGGAGGAATTTTGGAAAAGCCACAGTTGAATGCCTGAACGCTGACACGCAGGTGGACGTTGCCAAACGCGGAGATGCTGGCGCCAGGGCAAAACTAGCAGCCTAACAATGCGCCGACTGTTTACGTTTGGTTGTAGTTTCACAAACTATCGCTGGAGCACCTGGGCAGATTGTCTTGCTCCAGAATTTGATCACTTTGAAAATTGGGGGCAAAGCGGTGCAGGCAATGAGTTTATATTTAACAGTGTGATGGAAGCTGATCAACGTTGCAAATTCAACGCTGATGATACAGTAATTGTGTGTTGGACTACTCCTAGTCGAGAAGATAGATATATTAATGGTCGCTGGCATACATTAGGCAACATGTTTACCTGCTCAATCTATAACAAAGATTATCTTGTCAATCATGTTGATAGTCACGGATTGTTGATCAAATCGTTGGCTTACATCAAAGCAGTAAAAACATTGTTGGAAATTCGCAACACGCAATGGAAATTTTTATCTATGGATGTGTTGGATTCTCTAAATATCTATCAAGATGTGGTAGGCTCAATACTTCCTAGCTATCAAACAGTGTTGTTTCCTGGTGATTGGCCCAACAGAGATGGCGACCCACACCCCAGCCCTGAAGAACATTTGGCCTATTTAGATGCAGTATTACCGGGTTGGGTGACAAAACAATCTACTCGTGTTAAAATGCATGATGAAAGTATCAATCTAAATAAGAATCCTAAGAAATCAGGAATGTCAAAGGTAACAAGGTTATAAACAATGAAATTAAAAGTAAGTGAACTATTTTATTCTGCCCAGGGTGAAGGACGCTATATTGGAGTTCCTTCTATCTTCTTACGAACCTTCGGCTGCAACTTTACGTGTTCGGGATTTGGATGCAAACCCGGTGAAAAGTCTACTGGTGCTGATGAGGTGGCCAAGATTGTTCATATGTACAACACATTTGAGGAACTGCCACTGGTGGAAACTGGTTGCGACTCGTATGCAAGTTGGCATCCGGATTTTAAACATCTAAGTCCCACATACACTGCACAAGAGTTAGTTGACAAAATGGCTGCGCTGTTGCCCAATGGCAATTGGCAACAACCCAATGGCAATCCAGTGCATTTGGTCATCACAGGTGGAGAGCCGCTGTTGGGTTGGCAACGTGCATACCCTGAGCTGTTGGACATGTTGCATGAACGTGGATTGCGGCATGTTACGTTTGAAACCAACGGCACCCAAGAATTGTCAAGAGAATTCAAACAATATTTGACAAACTGGTTTGGCGAGATCACATTCTCAGTGAGTCCCAAACTCACTGTCAGTGGCGAAAAGTATGAAGATGCTATCAAGCCTGACATCATTTGGGAGTACGAAACCCACGGCATTACATATTTGAAATTTGTTGTTGGGCACATTGACGACTTCAAAGAGCTTGATGTGGTTGTTGACGACTATCGAAATCGTGGATTTGGTGGACCAGTTTTTGTGATGCCAGTTGGCGGAGTTGTTAGTGTGTATGACGGCAATAGAATTCACGTTGCTGACGAAGCACTCAAACGAGGTTACTGGTACAGCCCAAGATTGCATGTGGATCTTTGGGGCAATGGTTGGGGCAAATAAATGTCCGAAACAAAAAAACGCACAGTGGTAAGGATGCTTACCTATAGATTGACTGCTTGGTTGTTTACAATCTTTTGGACTTACATATTCACAGGTAATTTAGGAAATTCAGCAGGGTTTGCCACAGCATTGCATATTCTATTGAGTGTTGATTACTACATACACGAACGTATTTGGTTAAAAATTAAATGGGGCAGAACTGATGTTTGATTGGTTTAAGAAAAAGAAAAAAGTCACCAAGCGTGATTCAACTGACGATTTAGTTGCCAGCATCAAAGCTGCTGGTACAGTTACCAAGGGCCGAGCAGTTGAATCACCGCCTAAAACTCAAAAGCAACTGGCTACCGAAAAAGGTGAGCCTTATGTGGCTGTACTCAGTATGGATGTGGATCCCGAGAACTTGCATCAAGGTGCATTTGAACTAGACTGGAATGAAATCTTTGTGGCACGGTTAGTCAAAGCCGGTTACATGATGAAGCCCACTGACACTGACGGAGACATTGTTGACCGTTGGTTTCAAAATGTATGCCGCCATGTTGTGATGGAAACATGGGAACAAGAACAAGCTATCAAGAACTCCGGCATGTATGTTCAAAAGCGGGATCTTGGCGATGGCAGGAGTGAGGTATCATGATATTCAAGCACATCAAACAACTCAAATTAGAAGGTAAACGAATTGGTATCACTTTCTCAACCTTTGACATGCTGCATGCAGGTCACATTGCCATGCTGAGTGAAGCAAAAAATCACTGCGACTACTTGATCTGCGGACTGCAAACTGACCCAACTATCGATAGGCCTAAAACTAAAAATCGCCCTATACAATCTGTTGTTGAGCGACAAATACAGTTGGCCGCATGCCGTTACGTTGATGAAGTTGTTGTGTACCAAACCGAACAGGATCTCTGTGACCTTCTATTGATCCTGCCTGTTGATGTTCGGGTGCTGGGCGTAGAATATCAAGGTACAGAATTTTCTGGACAAGAAGAATGTTATGATCGTGGCATTGAGATTGTGTTCAACGGACGAAATCACTCGTTCTCAAGCTCAAGCCTCCGCAAACGTGTGGTTGCCGCTGAAACAGAAAAAGTACTATTGCAAAAATGATACTGTATGTAAATGGATGCAGTCACACAGCGGCTGCCGAAGCAGTAGTGCCTGATTGTTTTGCTGTGGATGATGGTAAACACGGAATTGATCGTAGACCGCATCCAATCAACTTGGAAGCCAGTTGGGGCCGGCACTTGAGTCGAATGCTCAACACTGAATTTTACTGTGACGCCGAGTCGGCAGCCAGCAATGATCGCATATTGCGTACCACTAACAAGTGGATTCATGAGAACTATAGCCGTTTGTATGACACTGTGATGGTAATCCAATGGACCACTTGGGAACGAGAAGAATGGGAATACGACGGCCGTTGCTATCAAGTAAACGCCAGTGGTGTGGACATGGTACCACCAGAACTCGAAGATAGATATCGTCAGTACATTTTAGATGTTAACTGGACTCAAAAAACAGATGAATGGCATAACAAAATCTGGCACTTGCATTGCCGGTTGAAAGATCTAAATGTACGACATTTATTCTACAGCGGCAACAGTACATTTAGTGATTTATTTAATCTAAGAGATTGGCAAGGGCATTACATTGAACCATATTCAAGAGATCACAGTTGGAATGCCATACTAAAAAACAACGGATTCGAGCATGTGAATCCCAAAAGTTACCACTTTGGAGCCAATGGCCATAGATTTTGGTCAGAATATGTGTTACAATACTTAAAGCAACACAAACTTCTGGACCGCCCTAATGAAATATCTACTGATTGATACTGCCAACATGTTCTTCCGTGCCCGCCATTCGGCGCACAGGGCCAGTGATACATGGACTAAATTGGGCTTTGCACTACATCTAACCATGATGAGTGCCAACAAGGTAGCCAGGCGCTTTGGTGTAGATCACGTGGTTTTCGCACTGGAAGGTCGTAGCTGGCGCAAAGACTACTACAAACCCTACAAGGCCAACCGCGCTGTGGCCCGCGGTGCCATGAGTGAAACTGAAGCAGAAGAGGACAAGTTGTTTTGGGAAACCTATGATGAGCTGACTAAATACTTGTCTGAAAAAACAAATTGTAGCGTGATCCGTTGCGCAACAGCAGAAGCGGACGATATCATAGGCCGCTGGATTGCATTACACCCCCAAGATGAACATATTATTGTCAGCAGTGATTCAGACTTCGTTCAGTTGGTTGCACCAAATGTGCAACTGTACAATGGCATAAACGATCACCTGTTCAGTGTTGACGGCGTAACAGATGCCAAAGGCAACCAATTGAGTTTCACCATCGAAAGCAATTCCAAGATCAAGGTAGGCAAAGCCGACAAGAGCTTTGTGGCGCCAACTGACTATCAGAAATGGGTGTTGTTCTTGAAGTGCATGCGTGGCGATCCTGGCGACAATGTGTTTTCGGCTTATCCAGGTGTGCGTGTGAAAGGCACCAAGAATCAAGTGGGACTTACAGAAGCCTTTGAGGATCGTGACAAGAAAGGCTATTCTTGGAACAATCTCATGTTGCAACGTTGGTCTGACCATGAACAAGTTGAACACAAGGTGCTGACAGATTACGAACGCAACGTAACGCTGATTGACCTTACAGCACAGCCTCCAGAAGTAAAAGATGTTGTGGATGCTGTGATTTGTGAACAAGTTAGTAACAAAGACATAGGTATGGTAGGCGCACACTTCCTCAAGTTCTGTGGCAAGTATGAACTCACCAAGCTCAGCGACCAAGCTGAACCAATTGGTCGCTGGCTGAATCAAACATATCAAGGAGCATTAAAATGATCGTAGCAAAACCGGTAATTGACAATCAATACTGGATACTCAAACAAGATGATGAAAAAATTGGCAATGTTCAAGCTGTAGATGGTGGATTTGCTCTTACCATCCGCAACAAGGTTGCTAAATTTAAAACCATTCGAATGTTACGGCGACAAGCCAATATTGAATTTGCCGAACCAGAACATGTCACACCTATTCCAAAAGATCGGGTACATGGTTATCCTACAGGTTGTCGAACACACAATGGCATGTGGAATGTGCAGTTAAAATTACCGTTGTTTACAAAAACAAACAAATCAAAATCATGGTTTGCTGCCGGATGGTATTCAATCAAACAACATCGCAGTTGGAAAGTGCTACAGAATCCCAAACTGATTGTGCTAGAACGTTATACCTATCAAGGGCCATTTTACACCGAGGAGCAGGCACGTGACCAATCCGTTTCGTGATCAAGAAAAATTTATGAAGGCTTGCGACCAGTCAGTCGACGAGTTTAATGGCACACAGTTTGACATGTACTGTTCCTTGATCGAAGAAGAGCACAAAGAACTCAAGCAAGCCTTGGCTGACAATGACAATGAAGAAATTGTTGATGCGTTGCTAGATATCCTTGTTGTTACTATAGGTGCATTGCACAGCTTTGGTGCAGATGCCGAAGGTGGCTGGAAAGAAGTCATGCGGACCAACTTTGCCAAGATTGATCACGAAACTGGTAAAGTACGCAAACGCGAAGATGGCAAGGTACTCAAGCCCGTGGGCTGGACTCCTCCTGATCTCAAACCATATCTTAAAAAATGAGTTTACATATACATCGATTTATTGATTCCATCAAGGCACATGAGTCACGCAATCAACG